CAGTCTTGGGATACGGCGTTTACAAAATCGGAGCGGTCTGACTATTCGGCGTGTACGACATGGGGAGTTTTTCACATGAACGAAGACCCGAGTGATGTGAACATTATCTTGTTGGATGCTTTTAAGAAGCGAATGGAGTTTCCTGAGTTAAAGCAAAAGGCGATGGAGATGTATAAGGAGTGGGAGCCGGATGCTTGCGTGGTTGAGGCAAAGGCATCGGGAGCGCCGTTGATATTTGAATTACGGGCGATGGGTATTCCGGTATCGGACTACACGCCGAGCAGGGGGAATGATAAGTTTGTGCGGTTAAATTCCGTGACTGATTTGTTCCGCTCTGGTAAAGTGTGGGCTCCTGAGACTAGGTGGGCCAGTGAGGTTGTTGAAGAGATGGCGGCATTCCCAAATGGGGAGCATGATGACCTTGTGGACTCAGCTACGCAGGCACTAATTCGATTCAGGCAAGGCGGCTTTATTCGTTTGGAAACGGATGAGCGTGACGAAGTTAGAAGTTTCCGCCGCAAAAACGCTTACTATTAGGATAGAACATGAGCATTGAACAATCCCTCAATCCCGCGCCATTGGGCCTTGATAGTCTTTTGACTGGTGACGAGCCGGATATTGAGATTGAAATTGAGAATCCTGAGGGCGTGCGTATTGGCATGGATGGGTTGGAAATTGAGATTGAGCCTTTGTCTGATTTAGGTGAGTTTGGTACAAACTTGGCTGAAGACATTTCTGAGAGTGAACTTGGCAAGATTGCCAGCGACATTATTGAGATGGTTGACGCCGACATCAACAGTCGCAAAGACTGGGTAGAGATGTACGTCAAGGGATTGGAAGTTCTTGGCATGAAGTACGAAGAGCGTACTGAACCTTGGAGTGGAGCCTGCGGTGTATTCTCTACTGTACTTACTGAAGCTGCTGTCCGTTTCCAAAGTGAAACGATTCTTGAAACGTTCCCAGCGCAGGGGCCTGTCAAAACTGAAATTATTGGTGCGATTGATCGGCTGAAAGAAGAAGCGGCTGAGCGAGTTCGTGAGGACATGAACTACCAGTTGACGGAGATGATGCCTGAGTACCGGCCTGAGCATGAAAAAATGCTGTACTCGCTGGGCTTGGCTGGCTCTGCATTTAAGAAGGTGTACTACGACCCTTCAACAATGCGTCAAACAGCAATTTTCATTCCCGCAGAGGACATGATTATTCCGTATGGCGCTTCTAGTTTGATTGGTTCTGAGCGCGTAACTCACGTTATGCGTAAAACAAAGAACGATATCCGCAAATTGCAGGTTTCGGGTTTCTATCGTGATGTGGATTTGGGTGAGCCAGTAGCAATTCACACCGATGTTGAGAAAAAGAAGGCTGAAGATCAGGGTTACAGCGTCACAGATGATGACCGCTACCAGATTCTTGAAGTTCAAATTGATTACGACCTACCAGGATACGAAGATGAAGACGGAATTGCACTTCCTTATGTCATTACTATTGACCGAAACACGCAAGAAATACTCTCAATTCGTCGCAACTATGAAGAAGATGATGAGACTAGGCTAAAACGCGAGCATTTTGTCCAGTACACCTACATTCCTGGCTTTGGAGCGTATGGAATTGGCCTAATTAGCCTGATTGGTGGGTATGCACGCGCAGGAACCTCGCTGATTCGCCAGTTGATCGACGCTGGTACGCTTTCTAACCTACCGGGCGGTCTGAAATCCCGTGGCTTGCGGATTAAAGGCGACGATACACCGATTGCTCCGGGCGAATTCCGTGACGTTGACGTTCCATCTGGAACTGTGCGCGACAACATCATGGCTTTGCCATACAAAGAGCCAAGCCAAGTTCTTGCTGGCCTGTTAGAAAAGATTACTGATGAAGGCCGCCGTCTTGGTTCTATTGCCGACATGAATGTCAGCGACATGAGCGCCAATTCTCCGGTTGGAACTACATTGGCTATCCTTGAGCGCCAGCTTAAGAATATGTCGGCGGTTCAGGCGCGAGTTCATTACTCGATGAAGCAGGAATTTAAGCTGCTTAAGAACATCATCCGTGATTACGCGCCAACTGACTATCAATACAACCCAGTTGGTAACAACCGCAAGGCTAAACAGAGCGATTACGATTTGGTTGAGGTGATTCCGGTCAGCGATCCTAATAGTTCGACTATGGCGCAGCGAATCATGCAGTATCAGGCTGTGATTCAACTGGCCCAGCAAGCTCCGCAGATTTATGATCTGCCGCAACTGCACCGCCAGATGATTGAAGTGCTGGGCATTAAGAATGCTGACAAGCTGGTTCCGGTTGAGGATGATTTAAAGCCGCGTGACCCTGTTAGCGAGAACATGGCATTCTTGACGGGCAAGCCTACGAAGGCTTTTATCTATCAAGACCACGATGCCCACATTGCTGTGCATATATCGATGATGCAAGACCCATTGCTGATGGCGCAGATTGGGCAAAACCCACAAGCGCAAAAGATGATGGCGGAAATCCAAGCTCACATTGCTGAGCACTTGGCTTATGCGTATCGCAAAAAAGTGGAAGAGCAGTTAGGCGTGCCGATGCCAGCGCCGGACTCTTCACTGCCGGAAGAAGTTGAAGTTCAGCTTTCCCGCATGGTTGCTATGGCGGCTCAACAAGTGTTGTCTCAGAGTAAAGGCCAAGCTCAACAACAGCAGGCCCAGCAACAAGCGCAAGATCCTATTGTGCAAATGCAGCAGCAGGAATTGCAGCTTAAGCAAGGTGAGTTGCAAGTCAAAACCGCCAAGGTTCAGGGCGATTTGGAAGTCAAGAAGCAAGAGTTGCAACTGAAGATGCAGCAAGCCGCGAGTAAACAGGAAGTTGATCCAAACGCCCTTGCTCAAAAACAAGCGGCTGAAATGCAGATGATGATGCAGCGTCACCAGCAAGAAATGACGCAAGATGCGGAATCGCATCGACAGAAAATGGCTATTGAACGTCAAGCGGCTGAGCAGCGAGATATGATCGCCGCCCAAAATGCCATGAACAACAGAGGAGTTAAATAATGGAATCCAAAGTCATTGATATTGCGGTCTCCAAAATGGAAGAACATATCAAGAGTTTGGTCGATGTCTTAAGTGGTGGTGGAGCTAAATCCTACGATCACTATAAAGAACTGTGCGGGAAAATCCAAGGTCTCCAGACCGCGCAGTATGAACTTGGCGACCTTGTGCGTAGACTTAAGGAAAAAGATGAAGACTAATTTCGATCTTGGTGCAATTGATCTTTCTGGTGTGCTCAATACCAATCAGGAAGAAAAAGCCAAGCAAGTGCCAGACCCAGTGACCTACCATCTTCTTTGCGTGCTGCCCGAAGCACAAGAAGAGTATGAAGGTGGTTTGATTAAAGCAAACCAAACAATGCAGTATGAGGAGTTGCTTTCTCCCGTTCTGTTTGTAGCGAAGATTGGCCCCGATGCGTTTGCAGATGCAACCCGATTCCCGTCAGGCCCGTCCTGCAAGGTTGGCGATTTTGTTTTGGTTCGGCCTAATACTGGTACGCGAATGAAGATTCACGGCCAGGAAATGCGCCTGATTAATGACGATAGCGTCCAAGCAGTTGTGCAAGACCCAAGGGGAATCAAACGTGTCTAAGGAGTAAATCATGGCAGAAATCGAAAAAATTGAGTTTGAGTTTCCTGATGAAAAAGAGGAAAAGGCTACGAAGGTAGCGGGTCGCGCATCGAAAGATGAAGATGACGAGCCGGAAATTGAGGTAGTTGACGATACGCCAGAGCATGACCGCAATCGAACAAAGATGGCGGAACCACCCAAAGAATTTGCTGAAGACGAACTGAATAAGTACGACGAGAGCGTACAGAAGCGCATTAAGCATTTCACCAAGGGCTATCACGAAGAGCGCCGCGCCAAAGAGGCGGTTCAGCGTGAGAAAGATGAGGCTCTACGCTTTGCTCAATCTATGGTTGATGAGAATAAGCGCCTGAAAGGAACTGTAAATCAGGGTCAAACAGCCTTGATTGAGCAGGCCAAGAAGGTAGTTGCTAGCGAGCTTGAGAAAGCGAAGCAGAAATACAAAGATGCTTACGAAGCTGGTGATTCCAATGCGCTTGTCGATGCCCAGGAAAATCTAACTTCAGTAAAAATGAAGTCGGAGCGAGTAAACAATTTCAAACCTGCACCTTTACAAGAAGATAATTCTGAGGTACAAACTCTCCAAGAGAAGTTTAAGGAGCCGCCAATTGATGAAA